TCAGCGCATCGGCACCACAATCTCCTCGCGCCTCGGGCGGCCGCCCTCTCCGTCCGGAACGAGCATGACAACCCGGCATTCGCCGCTGCCGACCGCGTCGGCCCGTAGCAGCTTCGCGCCGCGCTCCTGCGCCAATCGCTGGCCGACAGCATAGCAATTGTCAGCCACGAGATGGATGGACCGTTCGACCGGTCGTTCAAGGCTCGGCATGGACAAGGCCTGCGCCGCACCGGGAACGCCAACCATCAACAGAACCGAAAGAAGGGCGGAGAGCTTTTTCATGAGACCATTGATACGACATTCTCGCTGAATGCCACATGAACAAATCGGCGCCGGCGCATCAAGCGCCAACGCCGGCTTTGCAAGAAGTATTCGAGCGTGGCTGTTCAGGCAATGGCCCGGCGCGCCGTCACCCGCCCCCAAAGGGCGACAAGGCCGGTTGTCGCCGTCAATATTTGCAAAATGCCGTCGGCAACGGCCCCGCCTTCCAATCCGCCGGTCGGCACACCGGCAAACGAGGCGGCGGCCAGCACAACCGTGCAGAGCGACGCCCATATCGTCTTGGACAGATACCATGGTTTTAGATCGGTCATTGCAGAAGTCTCCTTTCGTAGCTTGGTGAAATGGCGTCGGGAACGAAGCGGCGGGTCATGGCGATTCCGGCTCCGACGGTGAGGCTGAGCTGGCGCACCTCCAGCGAATGCGTCGCATCGGGCACGGCGAAGGTGCTTTGCGGAACCGTCCAGTTGGCGGTTTGAACGATCGCCGTCGTCAATGTCTCGCCGGTCGGCCCCCGGATCGCCGCTTCGTAGTTTTCGCTCTCTTCGCCGAGGGGAATGTCCAGCCCCTCCCAACGATCCGCGTCCTGACGCCCTCGGCGAATCCATCGAAAGTCGATTGCGCCCTCCACGATCCGGGCTGTCGGATGCACCGGCGCCAGCGGCATGAGCGAACGAAGGCCGCCCGTTCGGGTGACGTCCACACGCTCCGCTTCGCTCGATTCGCGGCCCGCCGGCTCGATACGCCACGCCATTTCGGTCCCGATCTCCGCATAGTGAAGACCTGCGGCCTCGACTGCATCGTCCAGTAGGACGAAAGTCGAGCCCGTGGGCAGGCCGTTGACGGCGATGTCTTCGGTGCCAAGCTGGCCGCGTAGCAAACCGCCGAGCCGCCAGAGATCCGCTGCGATTTCTTCAGCCCGTTCGAATTGCAGCACTTCCCATCCGGACGGCCCCTTTATGGCCGCCGCATTCGCGCCGGCCAGAAGGGCAATCCGCTCAACCGAAGAGAGACTGCCGCTGTAAAGCTGTACCCGCAGCGTAAGCGGGCACACGCGGCCGGGTCTGGCCGGTGGCAGGGCGTCCACCGTCTCGCCCATCGTGGCCGCCTCCTCCACCACGGTACGCTGGACAAAGACTCCACCCGGCGCCGCCATGGCAGCGACCGGTTTCCAGAAGCGCGACCAGGCAGCCACCTGAAAACGGTTGGCGGGCTCAGCGCCATCGACAAGCGGCAGATCGAGGAAGGCCACCGCCGGCGCGCCGCCCTGCTCGGCGACGGACTGCGCCGTCAGGCCGGAAGGGAAGAGCGACCGGTCGGGATGCGGCGCAAAGGCCTCGTCGCGGCGTGCGCGAATACGGACGTCCAGGCCGGTCTCCACCTCCTCGACCTTCCAGACGACATCCGGCCGGTCCTTCAGCCGAAAGCGCGAAGCGGGCTGCGGTACGGCAAGTGATGGCGGAAGCGACAGCGTCAGCGAAACCCGCTCCTCCTGCGCGCGACGCAACCGGTCGGCAACGCGTGCTTCCAACGCGCCCCGATGCATCGCGCCCGGGAAAGCGATCTGCCGCGACCGTTTCTGGTCTGCGCCATCCTCGAACTGGCGGGCGACCGCCGACTGGTATTCCATAAAGGGGTCTCGCGCGGCGGCGAGCAGTTCGCCGAACGTTTCCATGGGCGATGCATAGGTTTCGATGGCCGGACCGTGGTCCGGCTGCTCAACCGCATCGGCAACTGTCGGCACCGCGCTCTGTCTGATACGCGAGCGGAATGTCAGACGACCGTCGATTTCGAACGTCTCGATTTCGTGCAAATCGAGCAGCGGCTTGAGAAATTGCCGCGTTGACGCGCCCGCATCGACGATGACGCCCTCGACCATGGCGTCGACGCTGGACGTGTCGAATTCGGTGATACCGGCCCGCCGAAGAAGCTCCGCCAGACAATCGCCGAGCTCGACCTGATCGAGCCGGCCGTTCAGCCAGTGGCCGCGCGACCATGCCTCGCCATCGGACCAGATCGCGTCGAGCAAAGGAAAGGCCGGAAAGGGCCGCGTGTCCCATGCCCAGAGGTAAAGGCGTTCCCAGTCGACCGGCGAGCCGGCAAGGCCTTTCCAGTGCGCCAGATGCGCCTGCAGGAAGCGGCGTTGGATGAGATCGTCACGCCCGCCGTTCGAATCGCGCGGCGCGGCGCTTTCCGAAGATTTACCGTCGATAAAGAGGTTCGGCTGGTTCGCGCCGCCGTCGATCGCCGGTGCGCCAAGCTCGGTAAACCAGATCGGCTTGGCCATGGGCGTCCAGTCTGTGGGCTCGGCAAGCTCGACGCCGTTGCGACGTTCGAAATGCTGATTGGCCCACCAATCCTGGATGGCCTTGGGCCGGAAGACCCAATCCTTGCCGTAAGCGCCGTCGCTAATCGATGTACGTATCCGGTTCGAACGGTTCTCATCGCTGGCATAGAAACAGTCGCCATATTCGCCGCCATCGATCGCGCGTTGGAGCGCCCTGCCATCGTGGGCACTCGCGGCGCCGTCCGGATTGTCGCCATAAACATCGTTCTGCCGCCAGTCCGAAAGCGGCAGGTAATTGTCGATACCGATTGCGTCGATGTTGGGATCGGCCCAGAGCGGGTCGAGGTGAAAAAAGACATCGCCCGACCCATCGGCCGGCTGGAAACCAAACCATTCGCTCCAGTCGGCGCCGTAGGTGATCTTGGCATCGACACCGAGAATCGATCGCACCTCTGCCGCCAATTGGCGCAGGCCAGCGACGAAGGGAAACTCGTTATTGGCGTTGCGCGCCGTTGTCAGACCCCGCAGTTCGGACCCGATTAGAAAGGCATCGACGCCGCCGGCGATCCTGGCAATGTCGGCGTAGTGCCGGATGAAACGGCCATAGCCGAACGATGTGCTCGAGCCGAGAAAAACGGCGATCTGCGCATCAATGTTCGAGGACGAACCGGTCGGTGCTATGCGGCCGCGCCAGGGATAGGCCGGCTGGCCCTCCGCGCCATTGAGGTCGGGCAAAGCGTTATCCGGCGGAATATCCATCATCACGAATGGATAGAGCGTCACGGAAAGGCCCCGCGCTTTTAGATTCCGGATGGCTTGAATTACCGAGGCGTCCGCCGGCGTCGAGCCGTAGGCCAGGCCGCCATCCACCGTCGAAATCCGATGCGCGGTTGCCGGAGCAAGGCCATCGACCGACCAGACGAGATGTTTTGCGCCCTCCGACGGGCCGGTCACGCCCGGCCGGATCGTGCAGACGTCGGCGCGCAAATCATCGCCAAACCAGCTGACCACCAGGGCGACGTGGCGAAGATTCGGGCAGAGCGCCATCAATTCGTCAACCGATGCGGCGAAATCGCTCTCCGAAAAGAGGTTGTGCCGGTTGACCCATTGTTCACGTCCCGGCCCGCCATTGGAAACCAGCCTGGTCGGAAAAAGGCCGAACCCCGTCGAGCCGGGAATGAGGCAGATTGCACGAACATCTTCGGCGATACCGCCAACCGGGCGTATCACCTCGAAATGGACCTGTGGCAGGCGGTTGCCGTAGTCTTTCAGCGGCATCCGTTCAAAAACCGCGTAGGCCGTGCCGCGATAGGCGGGCGTCTGGCCCAGGCCCTGCTTAGCTTCGATCAGCGGGTCGGGCGCCTGATCGTCGGTGCCCGTGTAAACCCGCATCTCCATCCCTGTCAGATCGATCTCGCGACCGTCCATCCAGACCCGGCGAATACCGGCAATCTCACCTTCGCAGATGGCCAGAGCGAAATTGGCGTAATAGCTGTATGTCGTTGTCTTCGTCTTTCTGGAGCGGCGGCTCCCCTTCCCTCCGCTTCGCTCTTCGGTATGGCGCGCCTCTTCATGCCGCGTCATCCAGATCAGCGTTCCGCCTATGCGCGCCGTGCCGAAAATCTGCGGCAGGGAGACGCCCTCCTCGGCAGTCTGGGGTTGAAAGCCGGCGAGTCGCGGGCCTTCCCGCTCGCCATCCGGCTGCCCGAAGATCTGCTGGTCGAGCGCATAGCCCGCCATCGCACCGAGCGCCCCGCCAATGGCAGTGCCGACCGGGCCGAAAACGCTGCCGATCGCCGCACCGGCCGTGCGCAGAATCATGGTCGCCATCGAAACCCTCTCGCGTCAGTTCGCAGGGCCGGGCTGAGATCCGGCTGCCGGTTGCGGAAACAGGAAGCGCCCGGCGATCCGCCGTCGCCAGGATGGCACCAGCGCGCTTTCCACCACACCGATGCCGCTATAGGCATGGATAAAGCGATGCGGCTCGATCGCGATACCGAGATGGCGCGCCGACAGAGTGGGACGCCAGCGGAAAACGAGCATCTGACCGGCTTCAATGGGGCTATCCGGTTCCACCGGTTCCATATGGCGCGCGGCAGCGTCCAGCAGGCGCTCAGCCGAGCCGCCACCATCCGCCAGCGAATCCTCGAACGGTGCATAGGGCCCCGCGTCTTCCGGCTCGCGATCGTAGAGGGCGCGCCAGATGCCGCGCACCAGCCCGAGGCAATCGCAGCCGACGCCGATGCGCGACTGTTGATGGCGATAGGGCGTACCGAGCCAGCGGCGCGCCTCCTCGACGACGGCCTGTTCGAACGACCCGGCCATCATTTCACCACCGGCTGGCCGTCGAGCGGCATGGCGCCGCGCACGACGTAGCTATACGCGACATCATTGCCGGGCAGATGGGGGAAGCCGCGGTAGTTCAGTTGATTGACGAACTTCTCCCGACAGGTGTGAAATGCCTTGTCGCAGCCGGCAATAAGGGTACATGACGCGCCCTGCCCCGGTCCCGAACCATTGCCGTCCAATTCGAGAACACGACAGTCCGCATTCGCCATTTCCCGCCGGATGCGCGCTGACCGTCGCCGGCCGACAGTATCCGTCCAGAGCAGCACGCCGCCTTCGAACCAGCCGGCAAGGAAATCGCCACCGCCATCGACGCGGACGCAGCGTCCCGGTCCGGTGCCGATAGTGGTCACGTGCTCATGCCAGCGGGGATCGTTCAGATCGACCTTGCAGGCCTCATCACCCAGTTCAGCGTCGCAACTTCGCCGCACGAAACGGCCCTGTGGCCTGTCGAGCGGCGCGGCGGCGCTTTCCAGACTGGCGACGAACCGACCGCTCTGAACGGAAATCTCGCCGATTGTGGCACGGCGCAGAAGACGTCGCTCGGTGACATCCGACCAGTTCACCAGCCAGGTTTCGACGACGGCGCCGTCAAAGCGGCCGGCGCGGACATCCTCTTCGGTGATCGAGGCGGCGTTCAGCGCGCCTTCCACGTCGGAGCTGTCGACCGCAAGACCGGCGCTCTCCCGCACCTCGCTGGCGTTCAACCCGCTATTGGGCGTGAATGTCGCGCCGTCGAAGGCGAGCGTCTGATCGGTGTCGGTGAAGCCGAGCACCAAGCCATCCGCGCAGGTCAGCCGCCAGCAGTGGCAAAGCGTCGTCGCCTGGGCATTTCCAAGCTCCATTGGCTCTGCGCTCATATCATCACCTCCACCAATGGCACGCTCGGCACCTCGCCGGCGCGAAATCCAGAAAGGCTTGTCGCCAGATGTTCGATGTCGAAACGCACGGCGATGTCGAAGATGAAGCCAGCACTCACCGGTGCGCCATCTGCAGGCGGGACGTTGAAGACCACGTCACCCGTCTCGTAATCGAAACCGAAAGCCGTATCCGCGACGGATTGTGCATTGACTGCAACCACCACCGTGTCGTTGCGCGGCAACCGGATCGGTCGTGCATAACCACCGTCCCCGCCATAGGTCTTCACGAGCGGAAATCGCGTTGCCGATCCGTCTCCCATGCCAAGCGGCTGGTCGGCCGCGCCGATGGCTTGGCTGCGAGGGCTGCTTCGATGATCCAGGGGATCGCGAAAGCGGAACGGATGCATCGCGCCGCCGCGCGCTTCGAAGAATGCGATCAGCGTTTCCAGATCGGCCAGATCGCGCAGGCCGGTTCCGACATCGAAACGGCGAAGGCTGTGGCGACGACGCTGGTTGCGCGCTTCGCGCCCGCTGCGTAGCGGAAGAATCTCCACCTGCCGCTCGGGCCCGCCGGTCGCACCAAGGCCGATCGCGATGGGAAACAGCGCGTCATGGAAGCCGGGTAGCGGAAAGGCATCGCGATCAGACATGGCGCGTGCCCTTTCGGACCGCTCGCGACAGCATGGCCGTCATCTGCGCTTCCGACTTGCGGAACGAGGCGGCGTCGCTGGCCTGGACGTTGAAAGTGACGTTGATAGCGCCGCCGCCCTGACCGCCCGCCACGCCGAGCTTGCCATCGCTGCCTCTGCGGAGCGGCATGATCGCTTCCGGTCCGGCTTCGCCCATCAGACCGAGCCCACCGGCGAGCGGAAACATCGTCGCGCCATTGACGATACCGCCATTGGCGTTTGGCGTAACCGGCACGCCGCCTCCACCGAAAAAGCGGCTGAAGAGCCCTCCGACCAGCCCCTGAAGCGGTTGCAGCCCTTTCTGCAAGGACGATCTGGCCAGATCCATCGCCAGGCTTCGAAGCACATCCTCGAAAGACTTGCCTTCGACGATCGCGCCGGCGAAGGCGGATGTCATTCGCTGACCGAACTGATCGGCCAGCCCCTGAAGCTCCTTAAGGGCCGTTGCCACCCCGGTGGTGTCGGCGTCGATGCTGACTTCAACCCGCTTTTCCATCATCGTTTCTCCGTTTCGTCGCCCTTGCGGAAGGTCTGTTCCAGCGCGGCCAACCATTGCCGCGTCGGACCTGCATCGTCCGCCCCTGTCCGTCCCATCGCTGCCGCCAGTTCGCGCGGCGTCATCGCCCAGAACTCACGCGGCGGCAGATGAAGGACACCCAGTCCGATCCGCATGGCGTGCGCCCAGGGAAAGCCCTTCGGTCGCGAGCCCTTTACGGTTTCCCCGGTATCGTGATCGTCGGGTGCGGCGCGCTGGCTTCGCCGAAAGGGCCGGTTTCGTCGTGGCCCTCCGCTCGGCTCTGCGTTTGCGTCTCGTGGCCGAAGGTCGCCATCAACAATCGGACAACGATCCTGGCAAAGCCGGCGATGCCGTTCTCGCAACGCATGGCCGCCACCGCCTCTTCATCCGCATCCGAATCGCCGCCGCCCCGCAGCCCTGCCGCGATGATCGTCATGAAGTCCGAGGCCGAGAGACGGCCTTCCGACAAGCGTGCCGCCAGTTCGGAAAGGCCATCGACACCGAAGGCCGTTTCCAGTTCGGCGAGCGAGCCGAGCGTGAGGCAGAGCCGGCGCGACTCGCCGTCGAGAATGGCGACGATCTCGCCACGCTGTTCGTTGGCCGCCACCATCAGGTGGCCTCGAATGTCAGTGCGGCCGCGCTTTCGAACGCGATCTCGAACGTGACTTCGCCATCATGATTGCCGGAATATTCCAGAGATGTGATCTGAAAAGCGCCTTCGAGCGCGCCGAAATCCGGCATGGCGAATTGCAGTTCCATCGCGGCGCCATTGAAAAAGGCTTCGCGGACCAGCGCGTCGGACTGCGCGTCGCGAAAGATGCCCTGACCGGAAATAGAGGCCTGGCGCACACCCGCATCGGACAACAGGTGCCGCCAGCGACCCGCGCTATCGCTATCGGTGATATCCACTGTCCCGTTGCCCAGTGCGAGGCGCCGGGTCTTCAGACCCGCCAATGTCGACCATCCGCCGACCCCATCCGCGACGCGGATGAGCATATCCCGTCCTCTTTGCGCGCTCATGATCGTCTCCTGTCTATCGTGCCGGTTCGCGGCACAGCTTCGCCGGTGGCATGCCTTCGGCGCGCCATTTCATTGCATCACTCATTCGCCCGTTCAGGCCGTTTCGACCTCTTCCACCAAAGCGCGGTAGCGCGCCGTGCCGCGATAGAGCGCGGCCTCGCTATCGTGCTTGATCTCTTGCATTTCACAGTCCAGCAGGATCAGCCGAAGCCCATCCCTCTGCGGCGTGAAGTCCCGCAATCTCGTTTCGATGGTCTTCATGACGGTCGCTGCCTCGCGACGCCCCCGCCTGTTGGACCAGACCTGCAAGGTCAGGAATATTTCCTGACCGCGTTCCATGCCGCTCGACCAGTCGAACCCGCTCGCCCGGCCAAAAGTAACATAGGGAAAGCGTGCGCCCGGCGACGGCGCATCGTAGAAGCCGGGGCCGGACAGCATCGCCATGAGCGAAGCGTCGCTGCTTAGCCATTGATAGATCGCCTTTTGCAGCGTGAAGGCCGGCGTCATCATCTGCCCGCTCCCATCTCCGGTTCCGGTTTCAGGTGATCGGCCGGGCGAACGTCCCGCTCTCCTGCACCCGGCGCTTTCAGGTCGGCGAGGGTCAACGCCTGCCGTCCGTCATGCTCGACAGCGCGCAGGCCGGAAAACAATCCGTCGAAGCGCAACCCCACATTGATCTTCATATCCAGCCCTCCATTTCCTTGCATCCGCAGACGAGGTAGCGACCCGAACCGTCCAGATCGCGAACGGTCTCGACGCGCATGGCGTGGCCATTGCGCAGAAGCCGCATGGCTGGCGACACATCATTCCTGTGGCGCAACGTGACGCGGTGCGTGATCTCCTGCCGTTCGGCCTCACCCTCCGTGGTTTGCCTCGCGCCGACCGGCTCGACATGAGCGAAGAACTCCCCCACCGCATGCCACTGCACGTCTTGGCCACCCGCCTCGTCCGGCGTCCGCACCGGCGCTTCGAGCACGAGGCGCGTCCGAAGCTTGCCGGCATCCATGAATTCTACCGCCATGAGGCTCATATCCTCACCAGCCGGAAGGGCTGGACCAGAACCTCGTAGCCCTGCGGTACGGCGACCGGTTGTTCGCTGGCGGAAAAGCCGCCACGCGTCTCATAGCCCTGCCCGATCAGCAGCATCATCGCCTGGCGCAGCGGCGCGGGAATATCGTCTGCGTCGAAGCCGGCGGCGATGTCGATCTCGACGCCGTTTTCCATGTCGACGGCTGTCGGAAGCGTCCTGAACGCGACCGAAGCCGGGCGGCGGTTGCCGCAAAGGCGATAGCTCTCGACATCGAGGGCGCGTGCAACACCAAACTCGTCGTAAACGGTCACCGCATCGATGGCGCGAACCGGGTGGAGGGGCAGCAGCGTCGGCTCGGCAGTGCAGACGGCATCGCATGTCAGCCGCCAGTTCTGACGACCCAAAACAAGGCTGCAGCGCCTTTCCGTTACCTCGCGCGCCATGACGATCAGTGCGGCGATCAGTTCGTCCTCGGTGTCGTGATCGACCCGCAGATGCGCCTTGGCGTCGGCCAGCGAAATGGGCTCCGGCTCGGGGCCGGCGGTGCGGAACAGCGCCATGACGCACTCCTCGTTCGCAGTGTTGGTTTATCGCCGGATCGGTCCGGTCAGGCATGGATGGAGTGGGAAGGCGCGGCGGCAGGGAGGAGACCGCCGCGCCCCTGTCCGATGCGTCAGGCGGCGTATTTTACCAGCTTGATCGCATCGAAATCCTGCACGCCGCCGCCGACACGCTTGGTCGTGTAGAACAACACGTAAGGCTTGGCCGAATAGGGATCGCGAAGAACACGTACACCCACCCGGTCGACGATCAGGTAGCCGCGCTGGAAATCGCCGAACGCAATCGGCGTCGCCGCGCTCGCCGCGTCGGGCATGTCTTCGGCCTCAACCACCGGAAAGCCCATCAGCATGGCCTTGGCGCCCGCGGTCGCCGGTGGCGTCCACAGATAGTTGCCGTCGGCGTCCTTCAGCTTGCGGATCGCGGCCTGCGTGCGCCGGTTCATCACCCAGTGAGCGTTCTGGCGGTAGCCCGCTTTCAGCGCATAGACCGTATCGATCAGGACGTCAGAGGCATCGGAGGCGGGCAGGTCGCCATCGACGCCCGTGGCGATATGGCCCAGCGCACCCCAGCTCCAGCTATCCTCGGCAACCGAGCCATAAGAAAGGAACCCGCGCGGCTTGTTGACGCCGTCGCCCTTGACGAAGGCTTCGCCTTCCTGCTCGGCGAAGGCCGCTTCGACCTCGGCGGCGATCCAGGCATCGAGATCGACCGCCGCATCGTCCAGCAGCGCGGTCGTCGCCGCAGGCATGGCATAGAGTTCCATCGTCGGGAAGTTCAGTTCGGCCAGCGTACCCGACGCGGTTTCCGGCCGTACATCGGTTTCGGCGACCCAGCCGGTCGCCGGACCGGAAATGCTGAACGGTTTCTTCAGTACGGCGGAGGAGACCTGCCGCACAGAGGCGATGGAGCGGATCGGCGACAGTTCGGCGAGCCGCTTGCCGATCTCCGTTTCGGTTTCCGGCGGCACCAGATAACCGCCCTCGGCGCCGGTCCCGATATTCATCGCCTTGGTTTCCATGGCCCGGATGGCGCTTTCATCGCCGCTCCGCATCCAGGCGTGAAAAGCGCCCTTGGTTTCGTCGAGGCGGATCGCGCCGCCGAGCGCCGGACGTCCGCCCTTGACGATCAGACGGTCGAGCGCCTGTTTCTGCTCGGTGAGCGCATTGTTGATGCGGTCTACCTTGTCGTTTGTCACGACATCGGCCGTCACGCGGCGTTCGATCTCGTTCAGCCGCTCATCATTGGCCGATTTGAAGGCCTCGAACGCGCCCATGAATTCATCGAACGCCTCCGCCACCTCGATGGCGCTGCCGCTTGCCGCCTTGATTTCCGGCGCGGTCTTCCTCGTCTGCATCTGCATTCCGCTGTTCCTTTCAGAAAAAGATTGTCGTTGCCCGGCGGATCGCGCCGGCCAGTCCATCGCCCTGCGGATGCGCGTCCCGCCCGTCCGTCAGGCTTGCAAACCCTTTGGCGATCACCTGCCGGGCCTGCTTTCGCGTCAGCTGCGCATCCCGCGTCAGCCAGCGCTCGAATTGTCGCTTGGTGGGCAACACGCCCTTCACCTCGGCGATGCGCGCCGTCGGCAGCATGGGAAAGGTGACGACCGAAATCTCCCAGAGATCGGCCTCCATGATGCGTCGTAACCCAGCCTGCTTTTCCGCTCGCGCCCGCACGGTGCGAAAGCCGATCGAAAGACCGTCCAGCGCGCCGTCACGCATCAGGGCGTGAACCTCCCGGCCCCTTGCGGTGGTCAGGCTGAGCCGCCCGCGTACATAAAGCCCGCGATGATCTTCAGCGATCGCATCCCATCGCCCGATGGGCTGGGCCGGATCGTGCTGGAACAGCATGCGCACGCCTCGCGCCCCACGCTGGCGAAGGCTGCGCGCGAAAGCGCCGGCCATCACGACGTCGCCGGACAGGTCGGCCTGACCGAAAACGCTGGCATAGCCTTCGAAGCGGCCATCATGGTCGACATCGGCGATTTCCACCGCTGCCTCCTTGCGTTCCGGCGCACCGCGCAGATCGATATGCCTTGTCATCGGCGCTCCCCTCGATCCGGGCGGGGGCCGTTGGCGCGATCCATCTGGTCCTGTGCCGCGCCGAAGGTCCGCATCAGAATGCCGATCGCCCACCAGGCGCAGAGTGACGCAAGGGCCGCCCCCGAAAGCGCGACTTCAAGACCGTTCGCCACGGTGTCGATACCGAGTTCATGGGCCAATCGCAGACCAGCCACGCCGCCAAAGGCGATGCCGCTCGTCACGCCGACCGCAAACCGCAGAGCGGCTTCCCGACGGCCGCGCGGCAGCACATAGGCCAAAGAAATCGCCGAGCCGATGATCGCGCCGGCACCCTTTGCCATCCACATGGATTCACTCTCCCCCATCAGCGTTGCTCCATCGCCGGCAGCGGCTGGTAGCCCACCGCCTCGCGCTTCTCGTCGTCGGTCAGAAAGTCCGCCTGACCGATGCGCTGCCACAGCGCGTCGCGCTCGCCGGACAGTCCTTCGACCGCATCGGCGTCGAACCACAGGCGCAGATCCGGCCCGAAGGCCGGCGTCAGCCAAGCGGAAAGCTCGGTCGCGATCCGTGTCACCAGCGGCAGGATCGTCAGCCGATAGAAGGCGCGGTTCGCTTCCTTGTAATTGGCGTAGGTGTTGTCGCCCGGAATGCCGAGCAGCATGGGCGGCACACCGAAGGCGAGCGCGATGTCGCGTGCCGCTCCATTGCGCGCCTCCACGAAATCCATCTCCTGCGGCGTCAGTCCCATCGCTTTCCAATCGAGGCCGCCTTCGAGGAGAAGCGGCCGCCCGGCCCGGCTGGGACCGGAATAGCCGTCCTCCAGTTCCGTCTTCAGCCGCTCGAACTGCTCATCGGAAAGATTGCCGCCCTCCTTCGGCGCATAGACCAGCGCGCCGGACGGCCGCGCTGCATTGTCGAGCAGCGCCTTGTTCCAGCGGCTCGCGGCATTGTGAATGTCGAGCGCGCTGAGCGCTGCCTGCAGCGGGGCCAGGCCGTAGTGATCGTCGAGCGGGTGGAACAGCGCGAGGTGCAGTGCCGCCGCACCGCCTTCCGGACCGGCATCTTCAGCCAGTGCGATACGCCGTGCGGCACCCTTCGCGCCACGATGCTCCAGCGCCACGGGCCAGCCATCCTCATCGGCGACCACCGCCACCCGATCAGGCCGCAGAAGGTGAAGTTCGGCAACCGCGCTCGCACCGCTCAACCGCTCGACATATGCATTGCCGGACAGAAGAAGCTGACCGTAGAGCGCTTCCAGAAAGGTGACGCCGGCCTGTTTGGCGTTCGGACGGTCGAGCAGCGACAGCAGCGGATGCTCACCATGCTCCGTCGCGCCCTCATAGAGAAGCCACGGCACGGCGGCGGCAGTCTGGGCGATCAGCCGCACGGCAGCATGCACGATGGCATTGCCGAGATAGCCGTGGCGGGCGAGCGAAGCATAGTCGCGCGGTGTCCAGCTGGCCTGTCCGGCAAGCTGCAGTGCGACGAACCCTTCGCCGATAAAGCCAGCCTTGCTTTCCAGCCTTTTCGCCGGGCTCTTCGAAAGCTCCGCCGGCCCGGCCGTGGGCGCGCCTCGTAGCCAGTTCCATGCCATGAACCATTTCCTCTTGCTTCCGATGCCCGCAGATGGGGCGCCGGTTCGCTGGGCGCCCGGTGCGAGCCGTTCGCCGCTCAGCTCATTTCGTTGAAGTCATCATGCCATCGACCGCGGGAGCGTGAAGAAGATCTGCGCAAAAATGTTTCTGATATGTTCCCATTTCATACGCCCCTCACCCTTGGCGCGCGTCCAAGGCCATTCATCAGTTCGGCAATAGCCCAGACCAGTGCATCGACACGGTCGGGAGATCTGTTGCCGGTCAGGCCGGACGGGCCGAAATCGCACATCTCGTCGACCAGTTCAGGAAAATGCGCTGCGTGACCGACACGGCCCTGCGCGTAAAGCGCCGCGACCGGTTCGGCGCGCAGCCATTTGCCCCGGCTGGCGCGCACGGCTTTCACGGGCACGGCGGGGTCGACGGTGCGGATGACGCTTTCCACCATGGCCCCGCCCTGATTGACTTCGGCGACGATCAGGTCCGCCTCCAGTGAATGATAGAGGGCTACCGCGCGCGCCGCCCAACCGTCCGGCTGAAGGCCCTGCACGCTGGCGTCGGCCAGCACGACGATGCCTCCACGGAGATCCGTTCCCGCTGCGATGAGTCCGCAGGCATCAGAGCGTGCATTCGCGCTGGCCGGCGGATCGACGGCAACGACGATGCGCGACAGAGCTTCAGCGGAAACCGGCTCGACGATCGCTTCCAGCCGATTCCGGCTCCAGAGCGCGTCGGAGCGATCCTCGATCAGTTCGCCGTCCAGCTCCTGGCGACCGAGACGGGTGCCGGCATAACGGTCCGTCACGGCTTGGAGAAAGCCCGGCGCGAGATTGCCGGCATTGTCACTGGTCCGCATTCGCGTCACGGTGAAACCGTCCTCGCGCATCAGGCGCTTGACCAGGGCTGTCGCACGAGGCGTGGTGGTGACAAGCTGGCGCGGCTCTTCACCGAGGCGCAGACCGAATTGCAGCATGTCCCAGACGTGTTCGGCATTGTTCCATTTGGCCAGTTCGTCGCACCAGGCGGCATCGAATTGCGGGCCACGCAACGCATCGGGGTCTTCGGATGAGAAGATCTGCGCCGTCGCCCCATTGTCGAACAGGACACGCCGCCGGCTGGTTTCGAAGCGGGGTCTCTCACTTCCCCTCGCTATGCCCAGAATGCCGCTGGCGCCAGCGACCATCACTTCGCGCGCATCGCCAAGCGTCTCCGCAACCAAGGCAATCCGCCCGTAGCGCAGCCCGTTCGTCGTGAAGGGTGGCAGGCCGAGCACGAGCGCGCGGACCCATTCGGCCCCGAGGCGCGTCTTGCCGCTGCCGCGCCCGCCGACAACCAGCCAACGTTTTGGCGCATCGGGTAGCGGGTACTGCTTGGCACGGGCGGTCATGAACCATTCACGGCCAGCCATCCGCACATCTTCCGCGTTCAATGCATCCTTCGACCAAGCCTCCTGCTCCGCCAGGCGATCCGGATCGGGTTTGCCGCCGTTCAT